AGTGATAGTACCACCTGAGACAGATGAGATTGCCTTACTTTCAAACGATCCATCGGGTAAAATTACAGCTAATGTTGCATCTCCTACAGGATTACCACTGGCATCTACAGCTAAATCAGTAGCAGAGGTATCATCAACAGTAACAACAGTAGTAGAAGTAACAGCAGATAATCTTCCACCTCTTCTTATTCCTGCTCTTACAGGATCTTGGATTTCAATAATTGCACCTGGTCTTACAACTACACCAGAATCAATAGATGTGGCAAATGCAACAACTTCCGATTCATTTTGTTCTGCAAACAATATTGCTTTACCTAATCTTCTAGCCTGACCTCTTGAAGTACAGGCAAATGCTTTTACCTGTTTTACAACAGTGCCAATTTTAGATATTGCTGTTGCATCTTCAACAACTTCAAAGTCAACCTCCTGACTATCCATGTTGAAATATGAAACAGATATAACACTATGTCTTGTTTTTAAGCTGCTACCAGAATATGAAAAACCTTCTTCAGTTACATTTGACAAAGTAAATAAATAACTAGGATCTGTAGGTTTATCCTGTGTAATTGTTATTGTTCCAGCAGACCATATCGGCATACATCTCATCACACCAGCCAAATCATTTATTAATTCAAATGCTTCTTTTGGACTTTGTATATTTACATTGCAACTAAATCTAGCTTCCTGTCCTCCAGCACCATCATCAACAAGAGTATTAGCAAACTTACTGGCATTCACAAAACTAAAAAGATCAAGAGAACTATCTGTTATATGATCTCCAAATCCGTACCTTGAAGTCGTGAGAAGGTCTAGTAACACCATCGCAGGGCACGAAGTCCATACAGCAGCACCCATGACTCCATTAAAAATATAACCATCAGGATAAATAATACGGCCAGTTGTACTATCAACAGTAGGAGTACCAGAACTAGATGCACCTGCTCCTGGAATCCTTACCTTTATTCCTCTAATTCTAAATTTACGAGCAGGAATAGAACTAAACTGCATCGAATCTAGTCTTATTGAACTATATGCACTATTTAAATAAGTTGAAGCATCATCAATAATTTCTCCAAAACTTGTCCATTGAAAACTGTCTCTTAAATTAGTATCTGTGCTATCTGCTGTAACTCTGCTTACTCTTATATCAACAGGAAACGATCCAGTAATATTTACACGATAATCTTTTTGGTACGCATCTCCACTTCTACCTCTGATGGTGTCAGTAATAACATCAGTAAAACCACCAGAATTATATTGAACAGCAATCTTAAGTTGAACAGAAGAGCCTAATAAGTCTCCATTATCAGTAGCTTTTTGTAGCTGTGGAAATGTAATAGATACTTTTACAGCATCAACATTTGTATTTGTTATCTGACGAGTAACAGGAGTGCTTGCAGTGACTTCTACACCAACACTTGTTGTTGATACACTACTTTCAATTCCAGGGATTTTAGTTTGACTGCCTGTACCGAAGCGGGGAGTAAACTTAACATCCTGAAAATTAAAGTCTGTAGTTTGTGGATCAGTAGAGTCTGCGGATGCCCTTAGTACTGGAGTGTCATTAAGGAAAACATCTTTCAATGCAGCATTGTTATATGCAGTTGTACCTTTTGTTCTACCTTCTTTTGATGCTGTTGCAAAACCCTCTATTTCCCCTTCTGAAACAAGATCAAGAAAAGTTGCAAATTGTCTGCTATGTAGCGTATCAGGTTCTCTAGTTGGTTGAGGAGGGGATGGGGGTGGATCATTACCTTTTGCACCTCTAATAAGATGTTTCTTTTCAATCATGCTTGTACTTGCTCCGTATCTATGGAACCACTGATTACCACTGATCCCGTAAAAATTTCCCCGAATACCAGGGGTACGGGAGTTCCAGCCCTCCCCGTCTGCTGCGTTCCACCAAAACTGAATGATAATCTAGGATCTTCTTCAGAATCAAAATCATGTCTTTTAGGCACAGGTGTCAGCATTTCACTTACTCCCGTCAATACAAGTCCTAATCCTACATATCCTAAAGTTCTTGCTAAAGTTGTTCCTCCAGCAAACCCACCGAATCCCAAACTTAAATTAGCGTAAGGAATTGTTGTAGGTATTAAAAAAGCAACTCCTATTAAAGCTGCTCCTAAGAGTACTTTTCCAAATCCTCTACCAGCACCAGTTATAACTGGAATAAAGTGTATATCTTCTTTTTTACCTATAGGATGAGATAATTCATCTTCTCCAATAATGTAGTTCCCTACTTTTACTTGGTAGTACTTGGGACTCATATATTTATCAATACCCTCAAAGTTATGAATTAAAAAGCTCATAGCACTTGCTAAAGTATCTGCTTTTACTTCAAATTCTTTATGCCCTACAAATTCCGCAAGCTCTCCATATAATTTTATTTTACGAAGCATAACGATACCTCTTTCCTGTGCATTTTAGTAACCATGGAGAATACGGTTCTCTACAGGATAGTCTATCGGTTAAATGATGTAATACCTCATCTCCTAGAAAAATAGCTACATGATTTAAAGTTGAATCTAAAATACTCATCAGCAAAACATCTCCAGCTTGTAACTTTTCATCTGGTCTAAGTTCTCTAAATCCTGTTCGCCAAGCATAACTTTCAAACAAAGGATCTTTCATAAACTCTTCTGGAGTGATTGGTCTTTCATAATCTTTTAACTCTATATTTTTTTCTTGTTTATAGTAGTCACGAACCAAAGACCAACAGTCTGTTATCCCCCAGACCCACTGTCTGCCTAATAAAGGTGCCTCGTATCCCTGTGGCTCGTAATATCCCCATTGTTTTGTTTTTGGGTTTACGATGTGCCAGGGAAGTTTACTTTGTTCGCAAGCAACTTTATCAGCCTGACTAGCGATAGGTGGTGTTGTTGGATGACTGTGTACGACAGCAACAATATTTCCTAAATTATCAGCTTTAACATAATCTTCTGGATCAAGAATGAAACATTGATGTGCTGTCATTGAAAGGTTACGGCAGGGATAATATCTTTCTTTTCCTCGGATATTCAGCAAAAGACCAACAGACTCCTTTGGATCTTCAATCTCTGCGTGATTAAGTGCAGCGTCTTTCCAATTCATGAAGCAATCGTACCAATGGAAGGAAACTCGGCTCTAGTGCATTGTCTCTGTGGAGCACGAATACCAGCAAGATCAAATACAGCAGCTAACTCGAATTGAACTACATCTCTGTTTTCTGCTGATTTTCTGTCGACTTTGTATATTTCCTGCGGAAACTCTGCTGTGCTATCTGGTGTGCCGTAAGGGTTTATGTCTCCAGGAAAATTAACGGCATCTAAAAATCTGGCGAGAGTTCTAATTCTAGTAACTGTTGCACCTGTTAAGTCATTACCAGTAGTTGTGGCATTAACGTCAATTAAAATAGCACTTATTGTTCCTAGTGCATTGCTGACTGTTAATGTAGGGCGAGGTAGTTGTCCTTTAGTAAAAGCAAATCCCTCAGCTTCTATTGGAAATCTTTGATATGTGTTCCCTGCCCAGACTATTTCTCCGTTATCTTTCAGAGATGAACCAGCATGGAATCTGTAAACTGTGCTCGATCCATGTAAACTACTGTCCAACGTAAGTGTAAATAATTCTATTATTGATGATGGATTTATATTCTGAAGATTGCTGACAATAGCAGAACTGCTCATGGTTCAAACACCTCTCTAAATGTTGCTTGCACTGTGGCTCTATTGTTATATGGTATAGATTTTGTCCAGTTTTCGCAAACATACTGTCCTGCACCCGATAAAGTAATTGAAACATTACCACTATTGGTAGCACTGGCAGCAGCAGTAACAGTAAAAACATTTGAATCAGTAACCGAAGCAACAAGAAATGTACCATCAGTTGCAGATCCAGAAGTGTAATCAATAGTAAGTTCATCTCCAACAGCCACACCATGACTTGTAATCGTAATTGTTACTGTAGTGCCTGATTGAGAGTAAGTTCCTGTTTTTGTAAAACCTTCTCCTGGTGGAGTGAAAGTAAAGCTGGCACTATCATTAGCACGACTATCAAGGAATCCTTCTATGGTGTCCGCATCTGTTTCCGATACGTTGAAAGTAAAGTTGTAAACTTTTGGGTTTTGATGAGCAGCAAGTCCAAACAATATTCTGTGCTCGTAGCCGTCAGCAAAACGAACTGTTA